GGTGATGAAGGCCATCCGTTCCACCGGCTCCAAGTTAGCTGACGCCAATCGCTACTCCATCAAGGTGACCGGGAGAGCGATGCCACGGAGCATCATGAACCTCGATACTGTCCAGCGGTGGATCGCTCCGGATGACTTCCTTGAGGTGCTAGCCAGAGGGGTTGGTGGTCAGATCTTTTTGGATAGCTATGTCAACATGGATGGGATCCGAGGAATGGTGGAGCAAGGCTTGCCGATCATCAGCACGATCCCGATGGGGGCCTTGATGAAGATGATGCCTGGATGGGATAACCGTGAGCCCATCTTTCCAAGGACTCCCATTTGGTCTCTCAGGGCTCGCATCGTGGGCCTCCCGGAGGTGGACGTTCACCAGACCATCTACTACCCTGGCGATGAGCCATATTATCGAGCCTCGATCACCGGCAACCTCTTGACGGTTGAGTATCTCCGAGAGCCGGCAGCGGTGGGCCAGACAGGGGAGCTAGGATTCATTCTTCAAAATGATTTTGGGATCGAGGTGAATCTTGAAAACATCACCTTCAAGGCCATCTACTTCCAGCCGCTGGGCAAGATCCTCCCCATTGATGAGGAGATGCGGAGAGAGTTCATATTGGAGATGACAGACCGCTACAAAATCTACAGCCTGGGGAGGTTCGCCACCTGGCGTCAGATACTCTTGGACGATGTCGTGAATGACATTCGTATGATTGATAAATGGATCACTGGTAGAGACTCATACAGACGGAGAATTGAACAATGAAAGTCACGCTCATTAGTCACACACCCAATGCCCTGGCGACTCTGGTCTATACCAAGAGCACCAGGCTCAGGATGACAGTCACTGGCTTCGATGAGATTTTGGCGCTACCTGAAGCAACGTTGATGGCGGAATGGGAGTACATGAAGAACACGATCAAGAGCAGCTGGGAGTTCTTGGAGTTCCTGTTCCTCATTGAGGACGTATCGAGGGCCTTCACCCACCAGCTGGTTCGCCATCGGATTGGGACCAAGTTTGCCCAGCAGTCGCAGAGGACCGTGGACATGGGTGGCTTTGACTTCGTGATGCCTCCGCCAGGAGTTGAAGATGAGGAGGTTGCTGACGTCTTCATGGTGGCCTGTTCTGATATTGATGACGCATACCAACGTCTTGTACAGGAGATGGCCGTCAAGCCTCAAGACGCACGGGCCTTGCTCCCGACCAACGTGAGCACCAACATCAACTTTGGGACCAACCTCCGGACCCTCCATGACATGGCTCGGCTCCGGCTCTGTACCAAGACCCAAGGAGAGTTCCAAGACGTGTTCAGGGCCATACGTGCCGAGGTTGCGCGAGCCCTCCCGTGGGCCGCCACGGTTCTCCAGGTCGAGTGTTGCTGGAGCGGCACTTGCGCCTTCCCCACATTCCCAACGGAGGACTGCGAATTGAAGCATGGAGCCTATGATGCGTCCACTGGCCAATCCTATGGAGGCGGCATGCCGCTGACCCTTGTCCAGCTTCGTGAGATTGACGCCACGAGGGGCAAAGGATGAACCCCTGGGTAGGCGTGGACTTGGATGGGACGCTGGCCCATTACGATCACTTCCAGGGCCCAGGCCATATTGGGGAGCCGATCCAGCCAATGCTTGAGTTCGTTGCTGGGCTCCTCGATAATGAAGTTGAAGTCAGAATCTTCACGGCTCGCGTGGGGCTCCAGCAGAATCCGGAGGACATTCAAATCGCACGGAGCAAGATTGGGGAATGGTGTCTGCTCTATCTCGGTGTGGTCCTCCCGGTCACCTGTGAGAAGGACTATGGAATGGTGCGCCTGTATGATGACCGTTGCGTGACTGTGGAGAAGAACACAGGGCGATTCTTGACGGAGGGATTTGAACATGGCTAGACCAAACCGGGAGCACCAAGCTCTCATGAAGCAAATCTTCAAGGAGTCCCTGGCCACGATCATCGAGCGTGAGGCCCTGTACGGATCCGGTTCTGGAGACCTCGGGAGGGCCTTGCACGCGTTGTTCCCTGAGGGGGTGACCCTAGAGACCCCTGAGGACTTCGCACGCTTCTCGGACTTCCAGCAGGTCGTGGCCAAACTCAACCGATACGCCAAGAGCTTCAGCGACGGAGGGCACCTGGACTCGATCCACGATGCCGGCAATTATGCCAAGCTCCTTGAGGCCCAAGACCGGAGGAAAGCAGATGAGGCGTGATGTCTATATGGCCTTCCCAAGCAACAATCCAGAGGATGCGGCAACGCTGGCTGGATCCCTTGAGCACATCGAGGGCTTCTTGAGGGAGTACAAGATTGGAGTTCTGGTCTACGCCCAATGGCCTCACACTCGCGCTACAGTCCGGGAGTTGGAGGCTGCGTTCATGGACCACGGGGCAGGATTCTTCAAGAGTGGGTTCGCAACCCAGAGTGTCGTCAAGGGCTGGGACTTCCAGAAGAATGGATCCAATATGGCATACCTCTATCATGCTTGCTTTCGAGGAGTGTTGGTGCGCCCAGACGACATCATAATCAAATGGGACGATGACTTTGAGTTCACGGCTGGGACCAAACTCTACCACTGGTCCTCTGGGGACCACTACACGGATGTCGTTGAGTGGATGTGGGACAACCCCCAGTGCGGAGTCGTGATGTGTACCGGCCATCTTGGCGGAGCCGGCAAGGGCAAGAGTGTCTACCCAAGAATGGGGAGTCTCTGGGCGACCAACCGTGGGCTGTTCTTCCGGAGGATCCCGCAAATGAAGCACCCACTGTCCCCTCCGTGGTCCTTGAAGATGAGGGGGCCGATGGAGGAGACCGCGATGGTGTATGCCAGGATCGAGCATGGCTACTTTGGCGCCAAGTCTATGAACTGTCCCACGATCCATAGGGCTCTGGGCCCCAAGGCCGCCAAGAGTGACGTCAACGATCCCATCCACAGCATCCGATGGTCGAACATGTACACGACCAAATCCATTCGTGAACTCTATGACGACCCAACCTGGGACTATGAGCGCCGGAGGCTCCCCAGGGGCCTCACTCGACTCTACTTGGAGGCCGGTGGTCAGCCGGAGCTTCTGTTCACGTGAGCGACCGGATCTTGGTCTTGGATCTTGAGACCACGTGGCTCAGAGGGCCGGAGGCTCTGCCCATCGACCAGCAACCCAGGATCATCGAGGTTGGGGCGGCAGTCCTCAGCAGGACCAAGGGCCTCAAGAAGATGGCCACCTTCAACACCTTCCTCAATCCCGGCATACCCATCCCGGAGGAGAGCGTCAAGATCACGGGCATCACTGACGAGATGGTAGCAGAAGCGCCAACCTTTCCGGGGATCTATAATCAACTGGTGGAGTTGTTCTATGGTTGCCGGATCCTCGTGGCCCACAACCTCTCGTTTGATCGAGCGGTGCTGGTCTCGGAGCTTGAGAGGATCGGGAGGCCCTACCAATTCCCGTGGCCGCCAGAGCACATCTGTACGGTCGAGGAGACAGAGCATCTGAAGGGCAAGATGTTGAAGCAAAAAGACCTCTATGAATTGGCTACTGGAGAGGAAGCAAATCAAACCCATCGAGCCCTCGATGACGTTGACCAACTGATCACGATCCTGAGATGGATCCAAAAAGAGGAAGGCCCCCCATGGCTGGCGTCACCTGGAGCAATCCGGTAAGTGAAACGATCTTTGGAAATCAGGACCTGTCGGCACGACTCTGGGATGAGATAGATTGGGACGTGAGCGGTTTGGTAGGCGTGATAGTGAAGGTCGATGGCGGCACGGTGACGATTCGATATGGCTGGAAGGTGAGAGTGATTGCTTGGATGATTAGGAGATTGAAATGGTTCATTTGAGGTTGAGGACAGAGTTCAGTTTCCGGAGGGCCTATGGTCGTCCAGAGCAAGTCTTGGCGGCTCTTGGTCCAAACCCGATAGCTGCCGCAATCACGGACACCGGAACCTGGGGCCACGTGACGTGGTGGAAGGAATGCCGGGAGCGTGGGATCAAACCGATCCTTGGCGCTGAGGTCCTGTGCGTGGGGGATCCCCTGGACAAGTCCCGCCAAACCGGACCTATGGTGGCCCTCTTGGCTACAAGCTCGGAGGGCTTGGGCGAGCTATACCGGCTCATGAGTCGAGCCAACGGGGCAGACCAATTTTACTACGTCCCACGCACCAGCTATGATCAACTGAACAAGACCTCTCCCGGCATCGTGGTCCTCTCCGGAGCCAACGCTGATTTGGGGGCCTTGAGGAATCGGGACAACGTCTGGCTGGAGATGACTCCCGGTAACAGCGCTTGGAATCGGAGAGTGGCCAAAGAGAAGGGTTGGAAGAAAGTGGTCACCGGCAACAACCTTTACCCAAGGACAGAGGACAGTGAGGTTTATGAAATCTTGGCCGGTCGCAATCGGCGCACTCGTATCAGCGGCACTCATATTCAAGGCCACGAGGAGCTTGCGCTTGAGATCCCGCAAGCAGGACCCGCAGAGTTTGCTGAATCGGATCAGATCGCAGGGCTTGTAGACATCCAAGGTCTCCCCCAGAGCGTGATGGTCTCGGAGGAGTGGCCCAAGGATCTGCTGACGCTTTGCCGGGAGGGCATCAAGTATCGAGGCTTCACCAAGACTGGGAAGCTCCGGTGGACGGCTGAGTATGAGGCCAGGATGCTCCATGAGTTGAAGATGCTCCATGACAAGGATTTTGAGGACTACTTCCACGTCATCAGAGACATGGTCGTTGAGGCCAAGAATGCCGGGATGTTCGTGGGACCGGCTCGCGGCTCTGCTGCTGGGAGCTTGGTCTGCTTTCTCCTCCGGATCACCGATGTGGATCCAATCCTTCACGACCTCATGTTTGAGAGGTTCGTGGACGTCACCCGCAGCGACCTCCCAGACATTGATATTGACTTCCCTGATGTGAAGAGGGAGGCCGTCATCCAGCAACTCAGAGATCGCTGGGGCGATGGGAGGGTTGGCCGGTTTGGAACGGTGATGAGATACAAGCCCAAGAGCGCCATTGGAGACGTGGCCCGTGAGCTGAATGTCCCACTCTGGGAGGTCGAGGATGTGAAGGGGACTATCACTGACCGTAGCTCCGGCGATGAGAGGGCCGCATTCGGTGTAGCAGACGCCTTAGATGACACCGAGGTAGGGAAGGCCCTTGTGGAGAAGTATCCTGGTATGCGGCTGGCAGGGGTGATCGAGGGCCACGCCAGACAGAGCGGGATGCATGCGGCCGGAGTCCTGGTGACCGAGAGCCCATTGACGGACTTCGCTTCAGTGACTCGGGATGGGATGGCCCAGATTGATAAGAAGGATGCTGACGCCCTGGGGATGCTCAAGATTGACTGCCTTGGCCTCCGGACTCTCTCAGTCTTGGAGGACTGTCTTGCCCAGATCGGGAAGGATCCCGAATGGCTCAACAAGTACCCACTCGATGACAAGGAAGCGTTTGAAGTTTTGAATGAGGAGAGGTATGCCGGCATCTTCCAGTTTGAGGGATATGCTCTCCAAGCTCTCTGTCGTGAGATGAAGATCCGAGACTTCAACGACATCGCATCCATCACGGCCCTGGCCCGTCCTGGACCACTCCACTGTGGGGCTGCGAGTGACTTCGTTGCCCGGAGATTGGGGACCCAAAAGATCGAGGAGATCCACCCACTTCTGACGGAGGCGGCAAGCGACAGCTATGGGACGGTGATCTACCAAGAGCAGGTCATGAAGGTCTGCCGGGAGATGGGCAAGTTCAGTTGGGAGGACGTGACGATGATCCGGCGCATCATGTCCAAGAGCTTTGGGGATGAGTTCTTTGCCAAGTACTGGGAGAAGTTTCGAGATGGGGCCAAGAGCCAAGGAGTGGATGAGGAGACGGCCCAGATCGTATGGGACAAGATCTGTACATTTGGCTCCTGGGCCTTCAACAAATCCCACGCTGTATCGTATGGCTTGATCTCATACTGGTGCGCTCTCCTCAAGGCCCACCATCCGCTGGAGTTTGGAGCCGCCTGTTTGCGCAATACCAAGGGTGATGATCAGGCCATCAAGATCCTCCGAGAACTGATGACTGAGGGGGTCCCATTCACCCCAGTCGATCCAGACCATTCAGGGCTCACTTGGGAGGTCCATGACGGCAAATTGATCGGAGGGTTGACCAACATCAAGGGCATCGGTCCAGCCAAGGCTCGCGACATCATGGCCAGACGGGAGAATGGCAAACCGATGACCCCAGGGCTGGCCAAAGCTCTGCTGGATCCGGTGACGCCATTCGACCGTCCATTTGAGGCCAGGGATCGGTTTGGTGATATGTATGACAACCCAACTGACCATGGGATCAAGTCCGGAGGAGTATCCCATATCCAAGACATCCACGAGGCCGGTGAGTACGTCTTTGTCGGCAAGATTGTCCAGCGGAAATTGCGGGATATGAATGAGGCGTTCACAGTAGCCCAACGTGGGGGCCGGAGGATCAAGGGCCGCACCAGGTTCCTCAATCTGGTCTTGGAGGACGACAGTGGACAGATCATCGGCAAGGTCACCAGGGACCGATACCAGCGACTGGGCAAGCCCATCGTGGAGGAGATGAATGGTGGCGACTATTGCCTGTTCAAAGGGATCGTGCGGGACGGTTGGAGGATCGTGTACATCAACAAATGGAGATACCTTGAGGGCAATGATGCCCCACCAGCGGAGGAAGAAACATGAGTGCCGAATATGAGTATGGTGAGTTGGAATTGAGCCGTGAGACCACGGTTGAGTTTCGACGCAGACTTGGGTATTATGAATTCAGAATCAGGCCAGTCGAGAATCCCACCAATGTTCTTCACGCCCTGGTCAATGCGGCATATGAAGTCCTTGGTGATCCTGAGGAGGCTTGGTCGCAAGTGGCTCGATGCCAGATGGATGATGCCATAGAATCGTTTGGCGATGAGCACTGAGTCAGGGCTCTGGGGACTCATCCGCAAGAACCATCCGGAGGGCCACTGGGTGAGGATCGAGAACCGTGTGGAGCGTGGGACGCCTGACGTCAACTTCTGCCTCCCAGATGGCTTTGAGGGCTGGGTGGAATTGAAGGTGGTCTCACGGTGGCCGGTGCGGGGTGGTCCCCTCCGGACTCCCCACTTCACTCA